GAGTCCCAACGTGGAGTTTCACCACGAGCGATTGCCTCAAGATATTCAACTGCTTTTTTAGAATATACATCCTCCCAAGTCAATTCATCACCAACCCACTCTGACATCTGTGTTTCGTCTTCTGAAATTGGGGATGGGTCATCATACATTACAGTTTGGATTACTGTGTAGAATGCTCCTTTTGGGGTTTTTGCTTTAGTTAACTCAAGGATCAAGTCACGTCCTTTATCAGGATCGGTTACATCTCCTTTAGCTTTCCAAATTGGAATAATTTTATCAAGGATTCCTTCTTGTTTGTAATTGTGTTTAAATCTCCAAAATTTAACACCATCTTGTTCGTTGTCACGATCAATAACTTTTACGATATAAAATTTACGTGATCTGTATTGTGTTGCCAATTGTTTGTCTGCCTCTTTACCTGTTGACATAAGTTCTTCATAAACTTCAGTCAAAGGTGAACGCTCATTGTCGTTTTTTCCTGGATCATAAAATTTTTGCCATTTACCGTCCACATTAATCTCGTGAAACCATACTTCTTTGAACGGTGAAGATCCGTCTGTTGTAGGAAGAATACGTACTCGTTTCTGTCCTTGTTTTTCGTTGTCTTTTAAGATTGCCGCGAAATATTTTTTCATTCGGTCTTCAGAAGACATTTTTGAGCCGCTATTAGTGCTGCTCTGTGTTGATTGTTCGTACTGTGCAAGTACTGCGTCTAAAACATTTGTCGCCATGTGTAAATAAAAATTAAAGGTTTATGTTAAAATTATAGTTGTATAAAAAGTTATAGTCAAATAGTGTCGCCAAAAAAAGTTTAAGGTCGAGATTTTCGACCTTAAAACTTATGAATTATATCTGTTTAATAAAATGTCGTCTTCGTCTTCCATTGGTTCGTTGAATGTTTGTTCAATTTCGGATGGACTAAAGTTTTCTACGTCGTCTCTTGTTAGAACGTACTCATTCTTACCTGTTTTTTCCATTTCATCTTCTTTATCTTTAAAGAAGTCAGCCAAATTTTGTTTAAATGGACCAGAATCAAGTGATCTTAATTCTAATTTTTCTTGAGCCGTTTTAGGTCTATATTTTTCAATCTTAGTTTCTAAACTATCTAACTTAGAAACTAGACTATCCATTTCAGATAATTTATCTTCCATATTTTTAATCTGATTAAACAAGTTTTCAAAATATTCTTCTTGTTTATCAGACATAGTTTTTTGAGTATCAACTAAGTCAGTAATATCTAACTCCTCAGTTTCACCCTCACCTTCATCACCAACTACCTCAACATCAGGATCTGTCGCAACATCAACAGGTATTGCCTCACCTTCAGGTGCTACTGGTGGTGCCGGTGCCGCAGGATCTACAGGTGCTGCAGGATCTACAGGTGCCGCTGCCGGATCTTCAGGTAATGGTGGAACAGCACCAGCCGCAGGATCCAGCGCCGGATCGGCAGGTACTTCTTGTTCCATTATGTACTTGTTAATTGAGTTATATCTTGATATTTCTTTTAATATTTTTTGATCTAAAGTCATTTTATCCGTTTAATAATGTTTTTATACCTCTATTGGTTTCTACTTGTATTTTTTTAAATGTTTTCATTGTGTTGTCAACTCTTTCAATTAGACCGTCTTTCATTCTAACTGTATAACAATCACCAGTGTCAAGGTCACAAACTTGTTTTGTGCCATCACCCATATCTTTTTCAGAAACTCTTGTATTTTTACCCAAGTAGTTATCTAATATTAATTTTGTGTTCATAGTTGTTTTTTATTATAAATATCAATTAGTTGTGAAAGTTTGTATTGATTGGTAAACATCGTTTGCTTTCTTAAATTCTGCCTCAATTAACTGTATTTGATTTGTTTCAACCAAACTATCGTAAACATTGAGTGGTTGATTAATTGGGTAATTAAGAACGTATTGTTTTGATAAAGCCTTAACAACCGTTAATCCTGATTTAGCATCCGATTGTATACTACCTAATATGTTAACAATTCGATTAAATGCGAACTCAATAAAACTTCTAAATGAAGTAAAACTAGCAACAGGTAAATTTTTATCATTACCTCTTTTCACGCAGTAAAATTTCTTATTAATATAGGTAGCAAAAGAAGGCCCATAAAATTCTTTTAAATTAATTGTTGAGTAATTATTTTCATAACCTGTTATTTTTGATGAATTACCGGTATCAACATATATAAATGTAAATAATATTACCGCATATTGTTGGAATGTAGTACCTGTAATATCACCAACATTATTACTTTTTAAGACATCCACAATTGTATTAAACAATTCTTTTGTTGTTTGACTTGTTTCGGTAGGATTATCAATTGCAGTATATTGGAAATAGTTAGGATTAACGTTAGTTTGACAATCCTGATTCTTGGTTAATGTTTCTTGTGATTGAATATTTGCTAAAACATTATTTCTTTGGAATTGTATATTGTCGGACCCTTCTCTTAATTTTGTTTCTCTTTCTTGAATTTTACTTTGGATTGTAGACAAAATCTGCACATTCAATGTTTGTACAAAATTGTCAATTCGTGGTAAACTATAGAATGGTTGTCTTGTTCCCTCAAAATGTGTTTCAAATCCATTCTCACTTACACTATGACTTACCTTAGTAATCATGTAGGGTCCGGAGAACATTGGTATATTTCTAATATTAAAATACATCATAGGTTGTATTAAAGCATCCCCCATCATATCAACAGAACAAGTATAACTTCTATTTTTATATAAGTTATAAAGTGAAACTGATTGTGTTGTGGATCTTCTGTTCTGACCTAAGTTCGCCATTTGGTTTAACATTTCAAGTGACTCTGATGTTGGTTTACCCGGATCTTGAGCAACACTAAAAGATTTAAAGATTTGTTGGTTTTGTCTTGTCATATCAACATTAAATCCAACAACTTTATTTGATTTAGCCCAATCTTGTTTATCAATTTGGTTTTCAATAAGAGGATTATCACTTGCCCTTCTTAAGTCAAACGCATCATCTCTATATCTATAATCAATATTATCTTTCATATCCAAGTGTTCACTTGGTTTATTAGCATAATAACAAAGGAACTTCGGTGAACTATTTCTATAATCAACGTTAAGGAACGTACCAAATAATGTGTTACCAAACTCTAAACTTCCGTCAGGTCTTGGTGTTGGGTTCTTCTGAGCATCTTGTACATTATAGAAATTAACGTATGCCGGTAACATAAAGTGTTGGAAATTATTCTGAACCAATATTGTTGTTACCATATCAAGTAGGGTGTTCTTATATTGAGCGCCATCTATTAGATCCATTATTTGGAATATGTCCACTAAGACTTTATCTCCAACGTTTCGACTGGCTCTATCAACCAACATCACGTCCTCAAATAGTGTTTTACTTTCGAAATCAAATCCTGCAATCCAACTATCGTTTAAAGCTTTAAATGTTTCCCAAAGTTCAGTTCTTGTTTGTTCTGTAAAACCAGCTTCTAAAGGAGCTCTGTTCGCGGCGTCATCACCTGTAATGAATACATTTGGTAATTGTTTTCTAACTGACGGTAACATTACATTCAATACATTATTAATGTAGTTGTCCGACTCAGTTATATAATCATCCATTAAACCATAAAAAGTAGTAAGATTCAAATTGGGGTTCGCTAACTTTTGAGTTGCATATATTTTAATAAGTGGTGCAAATTCTTCAACGTTCTTTTCATTAAATAAAACATTTAAGTCAACAAAGAAGTCCGTAATGTATGATCCATTATCAGTATAAACCAATTTTGGTATACTTGATTTACCAACATAAAATTCTAACGCTTCCCAAGTTTTTGGATTTTGTTGTTTAGATTGAGCCAATGTTACCCCACCACCTTGTGTTGGTAAAGAACCAGGGAAATACGAACCATAAATAATTGGGTCTTCAATAAATCTAGTTGAGAATGTATAAAACAATCTTTTATTAAACTCTGATGGATTACCGTATTTAAACACAACATCATAATTCATAAAAGATGATAAGATGTTTTGGAACGTTTCATTTTGATTGGTTATCAAACTTGACAATTTTGTTTCTGGCGACGTACCCGTTGGTACACTAACCTTAAATAATTGTCTTGCTAGTGTTTGGAAGTTCTTAAATGTTTGTTCACTCAACTCACTTTCAATTGTGTCATTCACAGACGCACCTTGAGGGTCTTTTTTAGAAATACTTAAGTCAGTTGTAGATTGAGAAGTTGGTAAAGTATCAACAAAATCATAAATTGATCTACCAAAGTTTAAAAACTCGGACTCAAAATAATCTAATGTTTTAATATTAAACGTCGTAAATAGTTCTTGGAAATCGGTGTAGTCGCTTTTTTCACCACTTATAATAAAGTTTTGTTGATCTTTTTGTTCGTTCAATATCTTTTTAAGATAAGTTTCGGGATCATTCTTAACAACTTTTGAGTTATCGAACCATCCGTATTGAGGTGCGTTCCAGAATAATCTAACAGATCCGTTAAACATCGCGTTATTACCCGAAAGTTCGTCACGCATAGTTCCATTTTTAAATGCCTCATCTTTAGTTTGGTTGATATTTGTACCAAATGACGGCATAACATAACAGAAATTAGGTTCCGTTGATGAAGATACCACAACAGACCAAGGCGAAACTCTCATTGTTCTTGATGGACTTGACAGGTCAAAACCTGGTGTTTCATAAATTGTTGAGTTAGTGGTATTCATCATAATTAATCTACCACTATCCAAATTGTTTTGGATTGAGATTGATGGAATACCTTGAATGTAACTATTTTGTACTACGAATGCAGACACTGTTGATGGTGTTTGTCCTGTACCTATAGAGTATAAACCAATACCACCTGTTGTTCCTGAAATTTGATTTCCTATTGTGACATTACCATTCAATAACGGACCATTAATGATGGATCCGTTTGATAAAACATTAGCATCAATACTATTAATTTGTAATGGTGAGTTTAATACCACAAAATTTGAAGAAAATCCACTTACATTATTAACAACATACAAACCATTTGAATTTGGTGTTCCACTAAATTGATTCCCTAATGTTAATGGATATGGGTATGAAGGTCCTGACAGCACTGATCCATTTGTTAATGAATTCAAACTAACATTTGATATTTGCGCAAATGACCCAATCGTGAAATTATATGTGGTTGTATTTGAGGTAAATCCGGGAGTAATACTATAAACACCCGCACCTCCAATAGTTCCTGACACTTGTCCCGTAACTAATAAATTAATATTTAAAGGTTGTATCGTTATCGTACTACCTGTTTGAATTAAATTATTGGTAATTGAATTTATTATTATTGTTGGTCCATTTGGGGAGCAACTACCTGTAACTTCAAAAACAGTTGAGTTACCACTAATATTTTGTATCGTACAATTACCCCCCACCTGTGAAGATCCACTAAACAATTTTAACCCTTGTAAGAAGACATTAAAGTCATCCACTAACTGTGGGTAGAACCCTGTATTAATATCAGTAAATGGTTGTGGTCCCGTTGTTGTTGTATCTAATACCAAATTTCTTGGTGTTCCATCAATTACTAAGTCATAGTTTTTAGTTGCGGCTGAAGTT